CATTAGAAATATCTCCGATCACCTTCAAAGAAGTTGACATCAGCCAACCAACTTTGTTGATAAGTTCCAATAACAGGATGACTTGGATGAGTCACTTGCGTATTCATTAGGTCATAATAATAACTTTCTTGAATAGCCTTTTCCCATTCTTCCTCAAAGCGACGACGTGCAAAGTCATAGTTTTTGGCATCCTTTTCATTGATATTGCTGTTGTCTGTGACAATGGTAGAGTAGAAGATCTCCGCTACCTTGAAACATTCTAAGCGAACCAATGTTTGGTTTTGCTTGACTAGCTGTGCAGGATTGAACGCTGTGACTGTGACTCCGGTTACTGGATCCGCTTGATAGTAAAAAGCACCAAGAGTGCGTTCTACATACAAGGGCCACCAACCGAACTCAAACATATTCAACATTTCAATCGAAGCCTTGGGATAGAATACAGCATCTAACTGATAGTCCTGATCACCAGCAAACACCTGTTCCATGCGTTTATAACACGCACGGTCATAGAATAACATATCATTAGGTTGACCGTTGGTAACATTGTTGCCACTGGTCGCATTACTGATACGATTTACTCCACCAGGTTGTAGTGTAGTGTCACTAAATCTTAAGAAACTTGCTATTGCCATATTTGTGCTCCTGAGACGGGCATCAACGATGCCCTATTGACATTAAGCGATGTTGATCGCAATACCACGTGCTTGGTCAACAACACCGGCACCAAAGTAGCCAAGTCCTGTAATCCAAGTTTGTAAGCCACCGTCTTTGTCACCCATAGAGATGTCAAGACCTTTAACCATTACTGTGGTAATAGCCTGTGGTCCGATAGCAGCACCAACAGAGGTAGCACTTACGTTAGCACCATCAATCCAACGACCAGCAACGCTAGTTTGTAGGAATGTAGTGAAAATCACGGTGCAACCATACAAGTTACGCAACATACCAGTGGCCAACAACTCATCACCAAGGGCGGTTAAACCAGCATTGATGCTTGTTCCACCTTGACTACCTGGAGCATAAACAGCACCACCAGTCAATTCGCTCAATAGGCGTTGTTCTTCGTTAGGGCCAAGAATAACAGTTGGACGTCCTGGGTTACGTGATTTACGCCATGCTTTGATCACGTTACGAACCATACCAGCAACGGTGTTGGCGGTGTAGTCACTGTATGTGATTGTAGCAGTGCTTCCTTCGGCGATTAGACCTTGGGCCGCGTTGGCTTGAATACGTGTGAAACCGTCTGTGACAGGAGTGTTAGACACGCTGTAATAAACTGCGGTTTGTGTGTTGGCAAAACCAGCTAGGCTAGTGTCACCAGAACTTACTACGCTGGGGTTACCGACGAAAGAAGCAGTGATACGTTGATCAACTTTTTCAGCGAAACTCATACCTAGTTCTGTTCCTAGGTTAGCAGCCAAGTCGAACGCTGTGGTCCAGCCCAAGAACTTACTGAAAGCGGTCATTGCAACTGCTGGAGTAGCAACAACTTCTTTAGCTGTGATCTGTGCTGTTTGTTCAATACTTGTTGTAGTAGAGTATGTAGGGTTGGTATTGCTGTCAACATAATCACCATAGCTGATAGGAGCCATGTGTGGAACTTTGTATGTATTCATTTTGTTACTCCTAGTATTACTACTAGTGGGGTCATCGCTTCAGATTTCCCTCTACCGCTTCTTTTGTTATACGGTAGTTCAGACTATCGCTTACGCTTTTTATCGCGTCCCTCTCACTTAGTCGTTCACGGTGCTTTCGCTTCCGCCCTGTCGTCTGCTTCCAGACTTCCAAGTCAATCAGAGTGGGTTTATTCAGAGCCTATACGTTAACCCTGATTTGGCATGACCACATTAGTCATGTTTACGAGACCTTGAGATTCATGTAGAACCTGAATTGCAGAATTCTGGATAGTTTTTTCAAATGCGTTTGATTCACCAGAACTGCCACCAATAAAATATGCCATTTTAATATTTCCTTTTTATACGATAGGCTTGTTCATCGAAACCATCATACCCTTCAAACTACGACCACCGATGCCTTGACTTTCTTTCCACTTCTTCCAACCTTCTAGGTCAGTTGCGGCGTCAGGAATGTCATTGGGATCACGTAGAACACCTTGACCAAATCTTGATCCAGTGCCACTGCGTCCTTCATCTGCTGCCAGTTTAGGGCGAGATTTCAATATGTCTCCGGCCAACTGCTCTAGTGTGTATGGATTGCCTTTGCTATCCAACTTCACAGCGCCATTGGCACCTTTTACATAGAAGTTGCCGGTTTCATCATAATCAATGTTTGATTCAAATAAGTTAGTTGCGATATCTAACATATTAGGATCAAAGCCTGCGCGGATGGCAGTTTCCTTGATTTGACTTTGAAGAGTAGTTTGTCTAACAGCACGGTCTTTCTGTTCCAACTGGCCTTGTAGACCTTGGATCATTTGACGTAGTTCTGCTAGTTCGCCACCCATCTTACCTGACTTACCTTCTTTGGGTTGATCGGAACCACCGGATTTTTGTCCTTGTGTTAGGCTTTCAATGAATTTAACAGCGTCTTTGGGTTTAGCAAAATCAACGCCAGCAACTTTACTGAGTGCCTGAAGAACTTCCATTTGTCCAGACTTACGAATGGCACCTAGATTAGGGCCGTCTTGAGCAATAGGAGTTTGGTCGCTCAACATGGCATTATTGCCTTGAGGAGCAGTATTGGCTGTCGGAGCCACCGCATTTTGAGAATTTCTATCCATCTCATTTTTCCTTTATTGTGTTTAAGGGCTACAATGCCCAGTGATCTAGTTTAACGTGGCCAGATCAACCACGATAGAATCTTTATCTACCCACACCCATCATAATCAATTGACGAGCTAAGGGGTCATTCGTGGTCACCCCCTTGTCCTGTATTTCGCTGTCAAAGATGTCATCTGATTGTTTCTCTTTGACCAGTTCAGGTTGATTTTGACCACTGGCCAACCAATCTTCAGCGTTGGTCTGTGGTTGTGCAATGGCCTGTCCAATCTGTGCCAAATAACCAGCAGTTTCATCAGGTGGTGTAATTAACTTAATTACTTCTTTGTCAATGATACCTTGAACCACAGGGTTAGTACCACTAAGTTGTTGTGCGGTTTGAAGCAAGGCCATCTTGAACTGCATGTCCTTGTCTTCGTAGTCTGTGTTGTATTGTATATCACCAACCCAGCGTTGGTCCATGAACATAGCAGCCAACTTTAAAATGTTCTGTTCAGCGGCTTCCATCTTACGGGCACGTTGTGAGGCCTTACGGTGAAGGGCACGACGTTCCTCGATGATTGCGATACCGCTTTGTTGTTGTGTTTTATATGTGCGGATCGAGCCTCGGCCCAATAGGCCATCAAGTCTGTCAATGATTGAGGCCTGTTGTTCACGAATCTGTTGGATATCCTGGACTGGTATTTCAATAGCTTCAAGTTGATCTTTATCAGCACGAACGATACCGCCGCCTCCAGCTGGCACGCGAACTCCTGCGGCAGCGCGAATAAGAGGCTTACTAAATCTAACTGAGTCATAGGCTTCACATTCCAACTTAAACATTTCACGCTGAACATCACAGGCTTCTTGTAGATCGCTAACACCCAAATCACTACGGCGTTGATCCTGACGAGCCATGACCTGTATGGCAGGAATAGGCATACCCATTGGTAGAATAAATGTTTCTGCAGGCGAAATGAGATTTTCATCATTCATCATTTCTTCCTGTTTGACTATATAGCGTTCGCAGTAGGTAGGATTCTTAGCATCACCAGCATACCATAACTTGTAGATAGTGCAGTTGGCATCTTGGTATTCAATGACTTTCAAGTATTCAAAGAAGTCTTGACCATATTGTGTCCATATCTTCCAATCAATGACGTGTTCAGCGGAACATACGGATAGATAAGGACGATTGTCAGGACTGGGGTCTTGGGGTAAGTCCACAAAGACCCAGGACCATCCTTCAATGCCTGCACAAGAGGCAACTTGTTCCATTACTGCTGAAAAACTATCACCATTTAGGTTGGCATTGTTGACAAAATCCAAATACCAATCTGGAATGCCTACATCTGCGGTAGAGAACTTGTTTAAGAATGAAGGATGACGTTGGGGTTCTTCTTCATAGACCACGTCAACGATTTCATCCACAATGGCCTTGCACACTGGCATTACGGCCACATTCAATAGTTTGTCGCGGAACAAGGCTGCGTCTTCACTGGGACGCTTGATAAGAACTAGGTTCTTAAATGCTGGACCACCTTCATAACTGGCACGATAGGCAGTCATTTGTGGTTGTATGGTTCGCATCAAGTCACTTGGTGCGGTAAGTTGACGAACGGATAAAGCCATTGATTCTTTCCCGGGAAAATGTTATAACCGTGTATTTATACTGGTGCTGTTATTTGGTGTTATTTTAGGTTGATTTTGCCCTTATCTGAACTTATACTATTAACACGGCGGCTGTGCGCGAAAGGTTCTGAGGTTATTTTTGAGTGATTGAGGTGTTGACTAATACTGGAACTTTGTGTATAATAAATACATATTAACAAAGCGAGGCCGCAGAATGAGAATCAATCATACAAATAAAACTATAGAAGTATTCGGTGAAGAACCACCAGTTTATATTAAAGAGATTAAATCCAAAAGAGGATTTATTTGGACTATTAAGGCAGAATGTTGGGCTGAAGTAATAGCAAGAATAGGGGCCGCAAAATGAAATACTTAAATATATGGAGCGAACGCTCACCCACCAAGATTTTATTACAGATATCGCACATTTATTTTATTGAAAACTCTAATCTCGCTGATTCTATCAAGAGTTTGATTAAACAATATTTGGATTATGCGGACTCACAACCTGCTGAAATATCTATTAGAAGAGAAGGCGGTATCAATACTTGGGAAATCCTAACATTCAAAGATCCTTCAGAATTTATGACAAAGGTTAAAGAGTTGATTGATTTAGAGGCCGCAGACCATGAATAATTATACAATAAAGGAAAATAAAATGAAAAAACCCACAATGTTATTACTATTCCAACACCGTGTTGATTGGGAACGAGAACCTGAACATACCATTGGTATCCAACCAGGCAATGGTTATTCACATGAGTTTAATCCTCAAGAACATACCGTAGATGATTTTATTTTACCTCCAGAATACTATGCCAAGATTCTAACATGGGCCAGTTTGGTCAGTTATGAAACTCATGTGCATGGTAATGGTCGTCATGACTTTAACATCAACCCTGCACACTTTGATGGTGCTTTTCAATTATTGACATCATTTAGACAACGCTAAAAAGTGCCAGTCCCGTGCTATAATATATTTTTAACTTACAGAAAGGCCGCAGCCTAACCCCAAGCCTCATCATCGAACTGCTGTTCAAATCTAGTCTTTAAGAGATGGTCAATGGTAGGAACACCATCTCGAGTTTTGGGTGTATTGGTTTCGGTTAGGTATTCAAAGCCTGGTTCCAAATCATAGCGTTCCATACCATCTAAGTATTCAGCACCACCCGCATGGTCGTGAACCATGGGGAATAAGTGGTGAATGCCATAGCGTATGCAATCACCTAATCCGTCAATGTGTGCGTATTTGGCATCACTATATTTGACCAGTTTTTTACGACTGCTGTCCTCATAGTGATAAGTTTCCAATGCATCAAGCAACTTGGTCTCACCTTGCCAAATAGCCAATCGACCTTGATTGATAAATGCGTTGGATGAGTTGTCACTATCACTTACCAATGGATTGGAGTTTTTGGTGTTGAATATTCTAAAGCCATACTTTTCCAATATGGTCTTGTCAGTGACACCAAACTGGCTGGTGGTATCTCTATTGACCTGTGCGCCACTCATGTCCATAATGCTTTGAATGGTTCTCACAGGGAAATCATAGCGTACGGCCTGTGCCAGTTGTTCAGTAGAGCAGTCTGGTATGGCATAACTCTTTAGTATTTCAATGCGGCCATCACTAGATCTAATGTCACCCACAACCTGGGCCACCACAGCACACATAACTCGTTTATTGAAGTCGTGGAAGGTGAATAGTTCGCGTTGACGGTCTCTAATGGGTTCTTCCACAGCCATAGTTCGTCGCCAAGCGTAATAGAACTGATCTTGAACTGAGCCCCAATCACATTCCAAATCTTTGGCAAACTTGAGTGGCGATAATAGTTGTCGCTGTTCTTCTACCCAAGCTCGAGGTTGAACACGCATTTCACGCCAAGTTCTATGTAATACTAGCCAACGATCTGGATTACTTAAAGCAAACTGGTAGATATCGTAGAAAGCGTTCTTACCTTCTGGCGTGGATATTAGGATCATACGACCCTGGCTGTCCTTTTGCCCCGGAACTGGTCGAGTTCTGTTGCTGAGTTCTTGTATGGCTTCTTCACTAAACTCTGCGGCTTCATCAGCAATGATAAGCGAGGCGTTGATACCTTTGAGTCCGGTTTCTGCTGAAAGGCAAAAGATACGGATGCCGTTAGGAAATGTGATAGTCTTGGTACTGTTGTTGATATCTTGTTCATCTCTAAGTCCCCATAGGGTCATACATCTGTTTTTAAGGTCTTTCCAAATAATGCGATTGACCATGGGTGCGGTAGGTGCGATGTATAATATGTCTCTACCTTTGTGTATACTAGGTGTGGTTGCGGCTATGGTCAACATCCAACTTGCCAAGAAGCTTTTACCACTACCAATAGGCAGGACCAGGCAAGCGTTCTTATCACTCATCATAGCCGCCCAAACTTCACGCTGGCCACCATAGAGTGTTAGTCTATGCACATTGGTCATTCAAATAGTCCAGAAGCCTGTAAGGGATTGGTCTGTTTATACCAAGCGTCTATTCTCTTAGTGGCAATGTCAATATAATGTTCATCAAGGTCAATGCCCACATATTCAAAACCTAGTTCCACTGCGGCCATACCAGTTGATCCTGAACCGTTGAAAGGATCTAGGATCTTGCCTCCCTGTGGGGTGATGAGTTTAATCAAATACTTCATAAGTTCTACAGGCTTTACCGTAGGATGGTTGTTGCCCACGGCTGCTTTTTTTGCTGTATAGTTATTAACCAGTTGTCCCTTTTCATCACGGCTCATCATACCGTCAGGATTGGTAGGAATATGTGCTAATGGATCGTGTTTTTTCTTTTTAGTTTTACCTTCTGCTCTGGCATCAAAGCCAACAGCAAATCTTTCTCCATCTGGTCCATAACAACCTTGGACATTGCCAAACATTGGAGGAGGTAATTCAAACCCCGTATGTCTTTCTCTGCGGCTGACTTTTGGGCAGTAGAAATACTTTTGATAGTCTTGTATCTCACCTATGACATTTGAGGGGAAGCGGCCTTGAGCATTTGGCACATATCCTTCACCATCATACTTATTGGGTTCTGCTTCACCAAACTCAACTCTATCCCATCCATCACTACCACCTGATCGTGTGTCATCTCCTTCAATGGCAACACGACAAGCATCAATGTTTAAAGCACCAACTCCATACTGCTGACAATTCTTGGCTATGCTGGTCTTCATAGGCTTGCGGGCTAATGCTATGGGTTCGTGTGCTGGCTTTAGTGCTGTGCCCCAACCTGCCCATTCATTAACTTCTTCATTCTTATTTGATCTTTGTATTGATTTACCAACATCCTGACTCTTAGGAAAACCACTTGAGTAGATCCACATTATTTGATCACGGATCTCAAAGCCTGCCTGTTCCAGGGTCACGGCCAAATGGTGGTAAGTGCGAGCCGCTGAGAACGCCAATATGTGTCCGCCTGGCTTTAACACACGCAGACATTCTTGATATGTCTCCAATGCCCCAGTGTTGGCATCCCAGGCTTTACCAAGAAAGTCAATACCATAGGGTGGATCTGTGACAATGCTGTCAAAGTGGTTGTCAGGGAAATGTTTAAGGGCCGCCCTGTTATCGCCCTGTATGAGTTGATATCGCATTTGTTTCCTTTGTGGCCGATATTTTTAAGTTTTTATTCGTCGATTTCTCTATGGTCAAGAAGAATAGTTGGTGCTATGCTCTGTCCATTGCTGGTAATGTCAACCTTGTCACTGATGACTTTATTGAGAATAAGTTGATCATATTTGGCCTTAAGGTGAGCATCATCACCAAATAAAGCCTGTTGATAGTTTAGAGCCAGTTGAACTGGGTAGGGTATGCCAAGAACATTCTCCAAGGCTTCTAATATGTCCTTGCCACTTAACTTACTGGGCACTCCGGGTTTGCGACCACTTCCTGGACGGTATCCACCGTGTCCTGTAATAGGTGTTTCTACCACTTCTACGGGTGTTATTGGTTGTTTTTCAAGCATACTTTATTTACATCCTGTAATAAAAAAGCCCACAAATACTGGTGTAATGTGGGCTTAAATCTTATTTGTTAGGCCGACATCACCCGATGTCAATAAGATTTACTATATGCTATTATAGATTACTATTTAAGTCAACCTGATTTTGAGGTTGTCGATAATATTCTGTGGGTTTAGTTTTTAGCCAGTTTACAATAGAACCTTTACTAACGCCCATGACTTCAGCGGCCTTGTTAATGTTCTTACATAGGCCACGTGGTGTCATAATGAATGGTCTCCGACCACCGGGCTTTGCGATAGCGTTTTTGGCTGCTAGTGCGTTTTGACTAATGGCCTGTAGATCAATGAATCTAATGCGATCTTCCAAATATAATAGTGTATCCACCACAGAGATAAGAGTTGATTCACTATGACTTTGACGACTCCAAGTTAGATCGAAATCATACTCTGCGTCGAGTTCTTGTATTTTTTTGAGGCATTGGGGCTTGGTTAACTTCTGTATTTCCTGTTGAGTAATCGTCATATCTTCTTCTCGCTTGTAAATGTGTTGATAATAAGTTGCAGTTGGCTGATACCAGTCGGGCCATTGTGGGACTATTGATTTTTACCCAATATCCGGGCTTATTGAAATCACGTTCGCAGTCTGGATTGTTATCCAAATCAGTTAAACGGATTTCCCGCATGTAAAGTTCATCATTCTCTACGTAGGCCATATTGGGCTTATCAAAATAAGTCATTGTAGGGGCTCCCGAATCTTTTTAACCATAACTGCGTCCCATTGCTGATATATTAACACAGCCTGGGCGGCGTTGGGTTCACTTAATATCTCATCATAGTTCATTTCTTGTAAATCATAAGGTTCACCAATACTACCTATTAAACGTCTGGGCAGTATAAATGCCCAGTTATCAAACTGATCTAATTCTCGCAATATCGTTCTAATATCAAATATGGTGGTTAGGTTATTGTGTAAGTTTAACACAAAGTCCTGATATAGGTCAGGACGTGGTCGGGGTTGAATTT